GGGTTTTGAAGGTAAAATACCTAGAGAACATCCTAATATGCGTACTGAATTTGCTTGGATGTGTAAATTAAATGCGGATCACTATCCTTTAAATAAAATTCCTAATACTAAATATGATTTAGGTATTGTTATTAATTCCAAAAAACATTCTGACCAGGTTAATGTTGAAGGACTTAAAAAGGTTTGTAGTAAAGTAGGTGTAATGCAGGAAGGACCATTTTGGCTATTTCAAGATTATGATTTAACTAAACAAATAAATTACTTTAATAATTTAACCTCTGCTGATATAATATATGCCCACAATGAACAAGACAGAGAATATTATAAAGGGTTAACTGGTCACCCAGATGTAAGAGTTTTACCTTCATTGATGATAGAGGATCCTATTAATGTTAGTACTTTAACTAATATTGATAATAGAAAAGGTATTATGGTTGGTGGAAATTTTGTTAGTTGGTATGGTGGTTTTGATTCATTTATGCTAGCTAGTTCTGTAACTAAAGATATTAGTTCTCCTAAAATGGGTAGAGCTATAGAAGGTGAACAAGAATTAGGTATAAATCAATTACCTTATTTACAGTGGAATGAATGGATACAAGCTTTATCTAATTGTAAAGTTGGGATCCATATGATGAGAACTCATGCCGCTGGTACTTTTGCTTTAAATTGCTCTTATTTAGGTATACCTTGTATTGGCTATGAAGGATTAGATACACAAAGAATTTTACACCCTAATTTAACTGTTAAAGATGGGGATTTAAATACTGCTAAATCAATTTTAAATAAATTATGGAATGATTTGGATTATTACAAAGAAAATAGTACATTAACACAAAAACTATATAAAGAAAAATATAATGAAGATAAGTTTTATACAACCTTCAAGGAACAATTTAAAGTATCTTAAATGGTCTTATGATTCTATCAGAAAGAATCAAGGAGATCATGAGGTGGAAATCTGTGTAGCAGATGATTTTAGTGCTGATGGTACTTGGGATTGGTGTTTAGAAAGAATGGCTGAAGATAAACATTTTAAAGCCATTAAAAATGACACTGGTAAACGTTTAGGCCATACTATACTATATGATAGATTAGTAAATGAAGTGGCTACTAACGATATTTGTATGATATACCATGCTGATATGTACTTATGTCCTAATGCGTTAAACGCAATAGAAAAACATATAAAACCAGGTATAATTGTGTCACTTACTAGAATTGAACCACCTTT